TATCTCTAACGTCATCAAGGCTAAAAACCTACTTGGCGAAAGATCTAGTGAGTTAAGTGTGATCGCAATGCACTCCGATGTATATGCGTATCTACAGCAAGCAGGTTCATTGCAATTCTCATCTACTGCTTTAGCTGCATCTGGAGCAATCCAGTGGGGTGGCGGTGGAATCGGTCAAACAAAGACCGAAGTTGCTTTCTTCAATGGCCTTCGCGTCATTCAAGATGATCTATGCGCTCCAACACTTAACGCAGGTGGTTCTGATCAGTATCCTGTGTACGTTCTCGGCGCAGGTGCATTGAACGAAGGTGTTCAACAGGAGCTAAAAATTGAGTCTGATAGAAACATCTTAAGTAAGCAAGATGTCATCTCTCTTGACTACCACTATGGTTTCCACCTTGGCGGTACTAAGTACAGCGGTGCTGACAACCCAACAAATACCAACTTATCTACAGCAGGTAACTGGGCTTTGGCTTACAGCGAGCGCAAGATGGTTGATGCTGTGAAAGTTACAGTTAACACACCATTCTCAACCAACAAGGCTTAATTGCTTTTTGTTTGAGACAGATAAGGAGGGGAGCTTCATACAGGTTCCCCTTTTTATTACACGTATTACACTGAGTTAAGTTACGTGAGGTAATCAAGTGATCTCAATGGTTCGCTTTTATCTCATGCCTCGCGAAGGAATACCTGACGAAGCTTTACCGACCTATTATCCCTCGGTTATAGATGTCAGTTCACATGAAGCGCGAAAGACTCGACGCAGATTAAAAGCGCAATATAAAGGTTTAGAAATCCTCGCTGTTCCACTCTGATGTCATTACCAACAACGACAAGCTACGTATCGCGAGCTGACGCGAACACTTACTTTGCTACTTCATTTAATGATGCGGCATGGACAGCGTTAAGTGACGCTCAAAAAGACTTAGCCCTACAAGTAGCGACCCGAAATTTAGAAACTCTCCAGTGGTACGGAACAAAATGCTTGGATGATCAGGCATTGCAATGGCCGAGGGAGGTAGCAGCCAACGGTTCTTGCGATGCCACTGTCTGCACAACCATTCCCAACCAATTAGTTGAAGCAACTTGCGAGCTAGCCCTCAAACTCCACGCCAATCAATCAGTAATGATTGACGGACCCGAGACAACAACCACAGGTACTTTCGTATCGAAGGAAAGGATAGGTGAACTCGAAGTCGAATATGACGAGTACGACGGAGCAAAGAACGTATCTACCGGTCCCAAGATTATTGTTTTATTCCCTTGGCTCAAAGACCTCCTTCGCTGTTACGCAAAAGTAGGTAGTCAAACCATCATGTTAGCGGTGAGATCGTGAGCAAAGTTGACGACGTATTTGGGCCTATCCCCGGTCCTTTAATTACGAAGTGGGGCCAATCAATGACATTTGTTCGTGTCAACGGAACTGGCGTTTATAACCAAACCACCGGTGTTGTTACTCCAAACGAAACAAGCATCGCAGTCAAGGCAATCATCACTCAGGTTTCACCCTCAGAAGTAGATGGAGTATTACAAGTTAGTGATGCAAAGATCTTGATTGATGCAGCCCAACTCGGCACAACATATATAAAGACTTCAGATAAATTTATCTACCAAGCCGAAGGTAGCAACGTAACTGCAAGTGTTGTCCGTGTCAGTACAACCCGAGGAGATAACCCAATTTTCTACACTTGTTTTGTGAGGCCACAATAATGCCTAAGCCCATCTCACAACTCATCCCCGATTTCAGAGAAGCACTCAAAGACGGTATTAAAGATGCAGCAGGAAATATTGTCGAAGGTCTAATTGAAGAGGGGCCATATTGGGATGGCATCTTTGCTAGATCTTGGGAAGTAAAGAAGGGGCAAAAGAGTATCACAACTTATCCTGCTAATATGCGTTCTGCGATTAGATCAAGGAAAGCACAAGGTAAGCCCGACAATGTAAAACCCTTAATACCTTTCATACCAAATAACGAAAATCTAGAGGGTTATACCATTGGAAATATGACTCGATACCGTGGCTATGCAATGGATCTGCTACCCACACCAACAGGGAGACAAATGGGAAATGCACCTAATAAGACTGCTAGAAAAGACTGGTATCTTCGTTATGTGCAGGGAGGACGTATGCAAAAGAAATATGACGAAGCAATGACCAACGTATTTAAAAAGTACTAATGACTCTTCAAGCAATTCGATCAATCTACGAAGCCCCAGTCATAGCGGCACTGGGAGCATTAACCCCTGCTGTTTCTTGCTACGGGGATAACCAAACTTATACCGATGATGATGCGACAACTGAGTACGCTCTGATTCGAGTTAACTTCACCGGTACAACTGAAATCACTTTAGGTCCAAGCTTAGAGAATCTACGGGGTGTTGTTATCGTTGAATGTTTCACCCCTAAAAATATCGGGCCAGCTAGAGCGCAGGAAATGATTACGTCAGTAATGACAGCACTCAATAATTTAAATACCTGTAACCCTCATCCTTCTACAGGTAGTTATGGAACAGTGGGTGTGATTAACGGACCTAACTTTGCAGCCTTAGAAGATCGACCTCATTACATGGCAAGTATTAGCTGTCCTTTCAAAGCAACTCATTTAAGTTAGAATCCAATTAAGTACTAGCCCCCGAGTACAGCAACGCCCCCGCTGTTGTTTCGACTCTCTTTATAGGGAGATAGACCAATTCCAGTATCTTGTACTACACAAGTCTTGACTGGTGAAGACGGAAGCGTTTGGTTTCAACCAGCGTCTACAGAATTTTGCCTGAAAGACTACACTGACTTTCCCGCTGGAACCTCAATCACGGTTCCTTCCGATCACGACTTTCGTGTTAACGACCCTGTTAAGTTCACTGCTCAAGGAAGTGGACACATAGATGCCAACCTCACAGCAGGTACGACTTACTACGTTGTTGCAAAAACAGCAACAACAATTGATGTAGCCGCATCAGCCGGCGGTACTGCTATTACTCTCGCGGGTGACGGCGGTACAGGTAGTGCTGACACAGCAAATACAAGCGTCAATCATATCAAGATTGACTACGCGGATTTTGCTGCGGTTTGTCAGGTCAAGTCATTTACTATTGACTTAACTCGCGAGGAAATTGACACAACTGTTCAACCTTGCACAGTTAACACATCTGGTTCACTCGCTTCATTTAGAACAATGCAAGCCGGGTTTGCTTCGGGGTCTGGATCAATGGAAGTTCAGTTTACTGATGACCAAACCAACCTCGCTAACCGTTTACTCGGTAACAGCATGAGGAAGAATCAGGATGGAGCCTCAGTTCGCTTATTTATCAACACTGTTGGTACAACTGCGACACCATCTCTATCTGACAGCCTCTACATTGAAGCACCAATCTCAATTATGGGATTCAGCTTGAATGTATCCCCCGAGGATGTCATTGTCGGTTCATTAAACTTTAGCCTTTCTGGACAACCAACTCACCTACTTGGCAACTAAGCTAAGTTTGGTTGGAATACACAAAGCCTCCCATGTCTGCGGGAGGCTTTTTTATGTATATAATTAGGTAACTTAACTAAGTAACTATGGCACTAAGCCTGATCGACGAGCTAAAGAAGGCAGCAAACCTCAAGCCAACAAAACGCATAGTTGTTTTAACGAACGGAAAAGAAGTCGAGTTCTACTGCGCTCCACTCACAATGGCAGAGCGTGAAAAAGCTCAGGCTCAATCAAAGAATCCAGATGACACGAATACACTCGCTCTCCAACTGCTAGTCAACAAAGCCCAGACCAAGACTGGTGAGCGTATGTTTAACGCCAGTCATATTGCTGAGTTAAAGCATTTTTGTAAAGAGCAGGATGTCCAAGCTTTAATGCTTGCCGTAATCAGTGATGCGGAGGCAGAGGAAGAACCCACCGATATGAAAAGAACTAGAAAAGCAACTACGGAAGGATAATTTAATGATGCTTTCCTTCGGAGTCGCGAAGGAATTAGGCATGACCCTCCAACAGCTTTATCAAAACATCACTCTTCAAGAGCTGTTGGCTTGGTCTGCTTATTTTTCAATCATCAACCAAGAGCAGGAAGATGCTATGAAAAAGGCAAGACGACGCTAAACTGTTGAAATAACCAAGTTGAGTTAGATCGTTGGCAATTTACGCAGCCGATATTCAGATCAATGTAAAAAATAAAGGCGAACTTCGTACCCTCGAAAGTCGCTTCAAAAAGATTGAGACAGCAGCAGTCAGTTTAAATAAAACACTTAAAGGTTTAGGTCGTCGTAACGCCATAAGAGTCGATACCCGCGCTGCGATGTCAGCGATCAGCGCACTCGAAGCCCGTATCCGTGGATTAAACAGAACAGTCAATCTTGATGCACGTACTAGAGAAAGTCGAAGTGGAGGTGGTGGAGGTGGGGCAGCGATTCCTTTGGCTGCGGCTGCCTTTGGCGGTGGTATGGGTAGACGGGGAATGGATTCGTTTGAGCGAATTACTAAGAAGCAGATGGACTATGTAGATCAACGAATAGCTCAAATAGAGCAAAAGTTTGATACCCGCGCTGCTAGTGCAACAAATCCTGTTGCGGCAAAGATGGCAAAGTTAAAAGCCGAAAGATCTATTTTAGGTAACGAAGCTAAGGCAATACAAAATGATTTCCAAACTAGATTAAAACAACAATCTTTTAGACAGCTAAGACGAGATATTGCG